GCGCCCCGCGCGCCGCGCCCGCTGCGTGATTGCGGATTTCTCCCAGGGGCTTTCCCTCTGGGCGGGGGCGGGCGGGGGGCCGTCGGGACGGGGACAAGCGTGCCGAAGTCGTCCATAACCGCATTTGGAAGCAACGGCGCCCCCCAGGTTTCCTCACTGACGCTTTCCCAGGCGCACCAGTAGCGGCGGTCGTAGTACCTGCGGTTGCCGAAGACGCCGCCGGGCGTCTCGTCCATGTAGACACCGCCGAGGTGGTCGTGTGTTTCGATGGTGAGCATGCGACGATCCGGGCTCAGTAGTCGTACTGCTCGGAGGCGGCTGATTCAACGTCATCCGGGTCCATATCGACTTCCAGGCGAGTGCGGCCGACGTACATGGCCATCAGCATGGCGTCAAAGTTGCTGATCACGTCCGGGCGGCTTGCGGGGGTGACTTGCTTGTCGCGGAGCTTCAAGGCGTAGACGCTGCCGTCTCTCGTGAACGCGAGTTGATACTCCGCGCTGTACTTGCCGCCGTCGACTCCGTAGCCTTTGCCGGGCTTTTCGCTCTTGTCCAGGTACAGCCAACCTCCACCTCCGTCGGATTGATCGAAGCGGGCGAAAAAGGCGGCTCTTTCGTCGGAGTAAAGAAACCCCTCGCGCGCCGCCGTCATCAGTTCGGACATCTTGACCACTGTAGGCACGTCAGGGAGAGCCACTTTCGCCGCCTCGGCCAGCGCTGCTTGCACGGCGCTTGAGTTTTGCGCATGGACGGCCGATTGAAGTGCGGTGTTCAGTACCTGTTGAAACTTCGCCACGTCATTGATCTTCAGGCCGTGGGGCATCGCTTCCGTAAGCTGCGCCTCAACTGCCTCTCTGAACTTGCTTCGGTAGCCCGTTGCGTCCTTGATGGCGCTGGTGATTGCTTCGGTGATGTGCTTGTCCAGAATGGGCTGGAGCTTTTCGGGTGCGAGTGCCTGGGCGACGGCGGCCTCCAGGTCGATATTGACTTTCAGTTCCATGGAATTCCTTTGCGCGGGCATGCGCTGGATGGGGGAGTGCTTCGGTAAGCGCTGACTCGCAGCGCTGGCCGAAACCCGCTTTTCAGCGGTTCGGATGGCCGGGGTTATCGTCGCCACGCCCGGCTGGGCGTTGCCTGGCTGTGTAAGCCCAAGCACACAGGGACCGGTGGCGCGCTAGCGCTTGATTGGTTGTCCTGTTTCGCCCGTCGTCCCTCTCGGGGGCGGGCGGCCTCGGTTGTTAAAGAGCGGTTCTCGCCTTCCCCATTCCGACTTTGTGGCGGTGACGTCTCCCGCTTGAGGCGATGCCCTGACTGCTGGCTGCGGGTCCGTGGGGTGTTTCGAGCAGCTAAAGCTGCGACAAGACAGATATTAGTAAACACTAAACTTATCGTCAAGTAAAAACTAAACTCGCCCAGCGAAAAAAAGCCACCCGAAGGTGGCAGTGCTGTTGAATTGTTGTTTGCTATGAGCGGGTCCATTGCCCCGATTCGCCGTCCCCGATGCGGGTTCCGGCCCAGACAATCTGGCCGAGCACCCGGACAAGCGCGCCATTCTCTAGAGGGATGTCCGGATATGCAGGGTTGAACGAGCGTGCCACCCATCGTTTAGTTAGTCTGTCCTTCGTCACGGTCTTCACGATCATCTTGCCGTCGTAGTTGATGGCGTACACGCCTCCCGACGCTACGTCCTGCAAGGTAAGACTTTCGTTGGGCACGACCAGCAGGGCGGCGCCGTCACGAATGATCGGCTCCATGCTGTCTCCCTTCGCATACACGACGCGGGCCTTCCCAGCGCTTGCGCCCACGGACCGTAAAAAGGACCGCCGGAACTGGACGGTCCCGGTTTCTTCCTCGACTAGGTTCTCAATTCCCTCACCAGCCGCTAGACGCACGTCGGCCATTTCCGCGACCTTCTCGAACTTATCGTTAGCCGCGGGAGGATCGCCAGGTGCAACGTTTGCGATGACCCCCGTCCGGGTGCTGATTCGGATCTTGTTCTCTTGTTCGGTCTGAAGCGTGGTTTTTCCACCTTCCCACGGCGCAGGCGGCAACCCGCCGATGCGCATAGGGAAGGCATCGTCAGCTGCGTCCATGTCGACCAAGCCACCCCGCACGGGAGTTCGGCCGGTGGAGGCGGGAGGCGGGGCCACAGTGATTCCCAGTTTCATCTGGGCGATAGCGAGCGAGATAGCACCTTCCAGCGCGCTCAGCTGGCTCGCCGGCAAGGCCCGCACATCCTCTTCTTTGATCGTCAGAAAAGGCCACGGGGAGGGCGGTACTGCCTCCGGTGTTTGGGGTGCGTCACCTGACGCGGCATCTAAGAACCCTTCGCCCATTCGGTAATCCCGCTCGAGCCTGCGCGCGGCGCGTTCCCCGATTGGGGCCGTGCCGGAGAGGACTTGCGAGAAATAGCTCTTCTCCTTGCTCGGGGTTCCATTCTGTTGGACCCAGGCACGGAGGTTCGCCCGTCGAATTTCTTGGATGGTCATGGCGAAAGTTTATAGGACACTAAATTAGTAAACACTTGACCTTACGGTTTAGTTCTCACTAAACTCGCCGAATGGACCTGAAGACCTACATCAACAGTAGCCCGCGAGGCACAGCGGCGAGTTTGGCCAAGGCGATTGGCGTCTCGCCCTCTTACTTATCTCAGATGGCATCCGGCCTGTCGCCCATATCCGCAGAGCGCTGCGTGGCGATTGAGCGGGAAACGTCGGGGGCAGTTCGGCGCAAAGACCTCATGCCGGATTGCTGGGACCGAATTTGGCCTGAACTCAAGGAGGTGTCGCATGTGTAGCGCTGACGCGAACCAAGCGCCCGAAGTACCCGCCACCGTCCCAAAGCCTACTGACAAGGTCCAGATCGGACCGCTTGATGTCTAAGTCGTTTTCCATGCAGCGCATCGTAAGGCCGCTGCTCAGCAATAGATACGTTCAGGAAATTCACATATGAACATCACCACTGCGGCCGATCTGACGGTGCATGACTACAAGGGCGGCAGCGAGGCTTTGGGGGCGGTTATCGGCATGTCGCCGGCCGTCCTGCGCAACAAGGTCAATCCCAACAACACCACGCATCACCTGACGCTGGCCGAGGCGGATCGCATCGTGCGGATGACGGGGGATGTGCGCATCTTGGCCGCCTTCGCGCACGGCAACGGCTATCTGCTGGTCAAGGCGCCCGAGTCCTGCGGCGAGAGCGACATGTCGGTGCTGGAGCAGGTCGCGGCGCTGATGATCGCGCATGGCAAGTTCGGTCATGAGGTGTATGACGCCCTGGCTGATGGCGGCGTTGACCAGCAGGAAATGCAGCGCGTGGATGCTGCGGGCCGCGCCCTGATGGAAGCGGTCGCAGGCGTCGCGCGCCGCCTTAGCGGGATGGCCGAGCAATGATGCAGCGCGGAACATCCGGTGTACCCGTGCGGCCGCGTGTGCCGTCTACGGAGCGCAAGGGGGCGGCGCTGTCGCGCGCGGCTGCAATGATGTGCAACGGCGCGAAGTTCCAGCGGTGGGTCGTGTCCCGCATCGGCGCCGCCCCTGACGGCGTGAGCGCCAGCCAGCACGCGGCGCAGTACGTCCGTGACATCTGCGGGGTCACCAGCCGCGCCCAGCTGGACCACGACGCTCAGGCGGCCAGCTTGTTCCATGAGGCGGTGCGCAAGCCCTTCGTGAAGTGGAGCGGCATCTATGGCTGACTGCCTGCACATGTTCCGGGGCTACCGCGTGCCGCCTGAGACGGTGGAGCAGGTCAAGCAGGCCATCATCGACACCCGAGGCCGCGTGAACCTGGATGAGCTGCGGGCCATCGTGCGGCCGGCCATGAAGGCTGTTGACCCCTGGTCCAGCACGTCGCGAGCCGAAGCCGCCGCCTGCGCCGTCGATTCGTTCTTGTTCGACGCGGCGAGGGCCGGCCTCGTCAAGCGCCACACGAACGCCTGGAGGTTTCCGGCATGGTGGCGCGTCAAGAAGCAGGGAGGGGCGGAATGTCGCTGACGCGCAAGACTCCCCTCAAGCAACGGACACCGCTGAAGCGTGGCGCGCCGATGATGCGCGCGAAGCCCATGCCGCCACCGCGGGCCGCCATGAAGGCGCGCAAGAAGGGCAAGAAGCCGCCCAAGACCGTGTACCGCAATCAGGCGCTGCTTGACCTTGCCAAGGGCGAGGAATGCTTGCTGCGCGTGCCCAGGTACTGCCAGGGCAGCACCGATACCACTGTGGCCTGCCATTCCAACCTGCTGCGCGACGGCAAGGGGAAGGGCATCAAGGCGCACGACTGGGCGATTGCGTTCGGTTGCGGCCCCTGCCACTGGTTCATTGACCAATCTCCGGCCCCGCTGGAACAGAAGCTCAGCTATTTCATACCCGGCTTGCGCCTTACGCGCTTGCGAATCATCGCCATGGGCAAGTGGCCCGAAGAGGCGGAGCGCGGGTATCAACTTTCGTATGGAGAACAGTCATGAGCGTTCAGGGCATGACATGGGCGCTTGCGCAGAGGATCGTGAAAGATCCTACGGCGCGCCACGTATTGCTGTGCCTGGCGAACTACGCCGGGCCGAAAGGTGAGGGCGCATTTCCCTCTGTGGCGACGCTGGCCGAAGACACCGGGCTGTCGAGCCGCACGGTGCAGAACAAGCTGCGCGAGCTGGAGGCCTTGCAGATCATCCAGCGCGGCAATCAGGATCTGGTGGCGGCCTACATCCGACGCGCGGATCAGCGGCCGGTTTGCTATGACATGGATCTGTCACGGGGTGCACCTGCTTCACCCCGCGTGGAACATTCCGCCGGTCAGCGACGGGGCGAACCTGCTGCACCCCGTGCGGAACGGGGTGAATCTGACGACGCAACGGGGTGCAGCTCACGACACGACGGGGTGAATCTGACGACGTCACGGGGTGAACCTGCTGCACCCGATCCGTCATTGAACCATCAAGGAACCGTTAATAAACCCAAAGGCGCGCGCAAGCGCTCGCCGGGGTTCGATCCGCTGACCGTGGAACTTCCGGTTTGGCTGGATGCGGAACTGTGGGGGCGCTGGGTGCGCCACCGTGTGCAGCTTCGCAAGCCGTTGACCGAGGAAGCCACGCGGCAGCAGGTCAGGGACTTGGCGAACTTCCGCGAGCAGGGCCACAAGCCGGAGGCTGTCATCGAACACGCCATCGGAAAAAGCTGGCAAGGCCTGTTCGCCCCGAGTGGCACCACAGCTGGGGGCGCGCAGCGTCCCGGCAAGTTCAACCCGACCGACTACGTGAACCGCAATCGCACCCATGGAGGCTCCGACTATGACGACGGTCGCACAATCGACGAGTGAGCGAACCGGCTGGGCCGTGCCGCTGGTGAAGCTGGAAGGAATTTCGCTGATCGACCACTTGTGGAACCGGCTATCGGGTACGTACGGGGGGCGCTGGCAGAAGGACTTCCCGGACATACTGAGCATCGAGAACTGGAAGACTGCGTGGGCCGAGGCGCTGGACGATGACCGCGTGACGCCGCAGGAGGTGGCCGAAGGCTTGCGGACGTGTCGGCGGATGTACCCTGACTGGCCGCCGGCCGTTGGTGAGTTCATCCGTGCATGCCGCCCGGCGCTGGAGCCGGAAGTCGCGTTTTACACGGCGGTCGCCGGCATGGCAGCGCGTCACAACGGCGAGATCGGAAGAGCGTCGTGG